AGGTAACGTCACCACGCGGCGAACGATGGCCTCTTCCAGCCAGCACAGAAACATCTGGCTCGCCTGACGGGATGCGACGAATTTTCGCCGCCCCATAAAGTACGCCCACGACTCGTTCGCACTGGCCCGTGCCGTGGAGTAGCTCATCTGGGCGTAATTCCGGGAAAGCTGCTCATACGAGACACCCAGCCCGGCAGCGATATACCGCAACAGTGACTGCTCAAACACGGAGTAGCCGTTATCCGTGTCCTGAGCCGTCTGCAGGTTCAGTGAGTCCCCCGGCATCAGGTGCGGCACTTTTGCGCCTCCCAGACGGACCGGTGCTGCGGCGTAATACGCGGCAATTTCACCAATCCAGCCGGTCAGCTTGTCCCGCTGCTCCTTACTGTTCGCGCCCAGAATAAAATCCATCGCTGACTGCGTATCCAGCTCACTCTCAATGGTGGCGGCATACATCGCCTTCACAATGGCGCTCTGCAGCTGCGTGTTCTGCAGCGTGTCGAGCATCTTCATCTGCTCCATCACGCTGTAAAACACATTTGCACCGCGGGTCTGCCCGTCCTCCACGGGTTCAAAAACGTGAATGAACGAGGCGCGCCCGCCGGGTAACTCACGGGGTATCCATGTCCATTTCTGCGGCATCCAGCCAGGATAGCCGTCCTCGCTGACGTAATATCCCAGCGCCGCACCGCTGTCATTAATCTGCACACCGGCACGGCAGTTCCGGCTGTCGCCGGTATTGTTCGGGTTGCTGATGCGCTTCGGGCTTACCATCCGGAACTGTGTCCGGAAAAGCCGTGACGGACTGGTATCCCAGGTGGCCTGAACGAACAGTTCACCGTTAAAGGCGTGCATGGCCACACCTTCCCGAATCATCATGGTAAACGTGCGTTTTCGCTCAACGTCAATGCAGCAGCAGTCATCCTCGGCAAACTCTTTCCATGCCGCTTCAACCTCGCGGGAAAAGGCACGGGCTTCTTCCTCCCCGATGCCCAGATAGCGCCAGCTTGGGCGATGACTGAGCCGGAAAAAAGATCCGACGATATGATCCTGATGCAGCTGGATGGCGTTGGCGGCATAGCCGTTATTGCGTACCAGATCGTCTGCACGGGCATTGCCACGGGTAAAATTGGGCAGCAGGGCTGCATCCACACTTTCACCCGGTGGGTTCCACGCCCGCAACTGCCCACCAAATCCGCTGCCACCGCCATGATAACCAGCATATTCACGCAGCGATGTCATGCCGTCCGGCCCCAGAAGGGTGGGAATGGTGGACGTTTTCATACATAAAATCCTGCAGGTCCCCTGCGTCGCTGTGTCATGCCGGTCTGCACTTCCAGCTCCGCAATGTATTTTTTCAGGTCAGACACGGAAGTGGCCGTAAACTCCACTCTCCGTCCGTCTTTCTGTACCGTTGCCACCCGTTTTCCTGTCATCAGGTCATGCAGTGCCGCACGGGCAGCGGCAAGTTCTTCCTGTCGCGTCATTCATCCTCTCCGGATAAGGCACGGGCGTAATCTGCCAGTGTTTTCTTGTTGGTTGCTGCACCATCCTCTTCCTGCAGGCTCGCCAGCAGTGCACTGAGATCCAGCTGCCAGCGGGAAATACTGATGCGCAGCGCCGCCAGCGCATAAACGAAGCAGTCGAGCGCCTCATTGCGTCGCTTTTTGCTGTCCCACAGTATTTTTTTCCTGCCATCCACCCATTTTTCGACCTGCTCTTCAGCAGTCAGCTGCTGCGCTTCGGTAAGATCAAAAATATCCGGGTTATTCGGGAAGTGAACGGCACCGGGAAGCGGTTCATCCCCTTCCGGCGTCAGTGTGAAGCGGTTATAAATCTGCTCTTTCGCGGTATCCGTACCGATTTCGGTAAGGTAAACCCCGTTTTTGTTTCGCTTACGAGGCATGCTGGCCACCGGCTTACCGTAGACGGATGCCCCTTTAATGGGGATCACCCGGAACAGCCCATGCTTTTTCGAGCGTTCATACACAATGGTCGGGTCAATCCCGCCAATATCCCAGCAGATACGGGATATCGACATTTCTGCACCATTCCGGCGGGTATAGGTTTTATTGATGGCCTCATCCACACGCAGCAGCGTCTGTTCATCGTCGTGGCGGCCCATAATAATCTGCCGATCAATCAGCCAGCTTTCCTCACCCGGCCCCCATCCCCATACGCGCATTTCGTAGCGGTCCAGCTGGGAGTCGATACCGGCGGTCAGGTAAGCCACACGGTCAGGAACGGGCGCTGAATAATGCTCTTTCCGCTCTGCCATCACTTCAGCATCCGGACGTTCACCGATTTTCGCTTCCCACGTCTCACCGAGCGTGGTGTTCACGAAGGTTTTACGTTTTCCCGTATCCCCTTTCGTCTTCATCCAGTCTTTGACAATCTGCACCCAGGTGGTGAACGGACTGTACGCCGTCCAGATGTGAAAGGTCACACTGTCAGGCGGTTCAATCTCTTCACCGGATGACGAAAACCAGAGAATGCCATCACGGGTCCAGATCCCGGTCTTTTCGCAGATATAACGGGCATCAGTAAAGTCCAGCTCCTGCTGACGGATGACGCAGGCGTTATGCTCACAGAGATAAAACACGCTGGAGGGGTCATCCGGCATCCATTTGAGGCCAAACGGCGTCTCTTTGTCGCCAAATTTAAGGTACTGCTCCTTCCCGCAGTGCGGGCAGGCAACATGAAAACGCATAAAATGCGGGGATTCACTGGCTGCACGCTCAATCTGGCAGGTGCCTCTCACTTTGGGCGTGGAGCCACGGATGGACTTTGGCCAGACCGAGCCTTCAATACGTTTGTCGCCAAGGAACGTCGGAGAGCCTTCCTGTTCAATATCCTCATCAAAGGCAGCAAGTTCATCATAACCCGCCACATCCACCGACTTTTCACGGTAGTTTTTTGCCGCTTTACCGCCCAGGCACCAGAAGCCACGACCATTGGTGAAACGCTTCATAGTGAGCGTGTTATCCCGGTGCTTTTTGCCATACCACGGAGCCAGCGCCAGCAGCGACGGAATATCGCGGATGGTCGGCTCAACGTGGGTTTTCATAAAGTTCTCGGCATCACCATCCGTCGGCAACCAGATAAGTGTGTTGCGCTGCTTATGCTCTATAAAGTAGGCATAAACACCCAGCAGCATTTTGGAATAACCGACACGGGCAGACTTCACCACATTCACCTCACGGATGTAGTCGCTGCCCATCGCATTCATGATGGCCCGCTGAAAGGGCAGTGTTTCCCAGCGCCCTTCCTGGTATGCGGATTCTTTCGGGAGATAGTAATTAGCATCCGCCCATTCAACGGCGGTCTGTGGCTCCGGCCTGAACAGTGAGCGAAGCCCGGCGCGGACAAAATGCCGCAGCCTGTTAACCTGACTGTTCGATATATTCACTCAGCAACCCCGGTATCAGTTCATCCAGCGCGGCTGCTTTGTTCATGGCTTTGATGATATCCCGTTTCAGGAAATCAACATGTCGGTTTTCCAGTTCCGGAAAACGCCGCTGCACCGACAGGGGGATCCCGTCGAGAATACTGGCAATTTCACCTGCGATCCGCGACAGCACGAAAGTACAGAATGCGGTTTCCACCACTTCAGCGGAGTCTCTGGCATTTTTCAGCTCCTGTGCGTCGGCCTGCGCACGCGTAAGTCGATGGCGTTCGTACTCAATAGTCCCTGGCTGGAGATCTGTCTCGCTGGCCCGCCGCAGTTCTTCAACTTCCCGGCGCAGCTTTTCGTTCTCAATTTCAGCATCCCTTTCGGCATACCATCTTATAACGGCGGCAGAGTCATAAAGCACCTCATTACCCTTGCCACCGCCTCGCAGAACGGGCATTCCCTGTTCCTGCCAGTTCTGAATGGTACGGATACTCGCACCGAAAATGTCAGCCAGCTGCTTTTTGTTGACTTCCATTGTTCATTCCACGGCCAAAAACAGAGAAAGGAAACGACAGAGGCCCAAAAGTTCGTTTTCAGCACCTGTCGTTTCCTTTCTTTT